ATGGGTGGTGGTTTAATGCAATTAGTCGCTATGGGTGCTCAAGATGTCTATCTTACAGGTAATCCTCAAATTACCTTTTTCAAAGTTGTCTACAGAAGACACACTAACTTCTCCAAAGAATGTATCAAACAAGAATGGAGTGGTTCTGGTGCCAGTAAAACTTGCACTTTAGCCAGAAATGGTGATTTAATACAAGAAATATATTTACACGGAGCTGCCAACAATCTTGTTGCCCCTACTTCTGTTGAAGTTGAAATTGGAGGTCAAAAAATTGATAAACATTATTCACAATGGTTAACTATTTATGATGAATTATTTGAAACTAATCGTGATTTAAAAAATGCTATTTCTGGAACTTATATGCCATTAAGATTCTGGTTTAATAGAAATCCTGGTCTTGCTTTACCTTTAATCGCTTTACAATATCATGAAGTTAAAGTTGTTGCTGAATTTGCTTCAACCGCGGATGGAGCCAAATGTGATAATTTATTAGTCAATTATTTATATTTAGATACTGACGAACGTAGAAGATTTGCCCAAGTATCTCATGAATATTTAATCGAACAAGTACAACATACTGGTGTCGAAACTATCGGAACTGGTGCTGATGTAAGTAAAAGTTTAACCTTAACTTTTAATCATCCTGTTAAAGCTTTATTCTGGACTGGTTTAGAAGCTGCCACTACCGGTTATAAAGCTAAAATTCAATTAAACGGTCATGATAGAGCCTCCGAACAATCTGCTATGTATTTCACAGGTGTTCAACCATATGAATGTGGTTTAAGACACGCTGTAAATTCTGCTGGTGCCACTAATTTAGCTACCAGTGTCGGACAAGCTGGTATGTATTCATTCTGTTTAAAACCTGCTGAACATCAACCTTCTGGCACATGTAACTTCTCAAGAATTGATAATGCTAGATTAGTTTTATCAAATGTCACACACGGAGTCGGAACCACAACTCAATCACTATATGTATTCGCTCTTAACTACAACGTATTACGTATCATGAGTGGTATGGGTGGTCTTGCTTACTCTAACTAAACAACCATTTAGAAAAAGGTTAAACCAAAAAAATAAAAAATATAATCAAATAAATTATTAATAGGAATGTTAATAATTTATTTTTTTTTTTCTCTATAAATAATATAAAATGGGTGGTGGTTTAATGCAATTAGTCGCTATGGGTGCTCAAGATGTTTATCTTACAGGTAATCCTCAAATTACCTTCTTCAAAGTTGTCTACAGAAGACACACTAACTTTTCTAAAGAATGTATCGCTCAAACATTCAGTGGCAGTGTTCCTACTAATGCTGAAGGTTCTGTAACTTGTACTTTAGCCAGAAATGGAGATTTAGTTCAAGAAATTTATTTACAAATTACATCACACGCAGATAATCCAGGTGATACAGCAATTACTACAACAGGTGCTTTAGCATTAGGTGCTGCTGATAATCAATTAGATTTTACAGGAGGAACTGATGGGACAACAGTTCTGGCCGCAAACCATTATATTTATTTTAATAAATATTTATATTTAAGTGATAGTACTGATGCTACACTTTTATTTAAAAAAAATACAGTTTATAAAGTAACTGGTGTTTTAGCTACTGTTGTTTTACAAGAAAAAATAAATGGAATATGGACAAATGTTGAATTTACAGTGGCAGGTAATACCTTGAGGATGGCAGATACAGAAAATGTAACAGCCCACGGTGATTCATCTATTACAACTGCCGCAAATTTAGTTGTTAGACAAGCATTAACTAGTAATGATTTTACAGATGTTGATATGACAAAATTAATTAAAACAGTAGAAGTTGAAATTGGAGGTCAAAAAATTGACAAACATTATTCTCAATGGTTAGATATCTATAATGAATTATTTGAAACAAGCCATGATTTAAGAATAGCTATGTGTAATGGTTCAGATGTACTTACACCTAATGTTGGTGCTACAAATTACATTCCATTACGTTTCTGGTTCAATAGAAATCCTGGTCTTGCTTTACCATTAATTGCTTTACAATATCATGAAGTTAAGATTAATATGACATTAGATCCTGTTAATGTAGCAGGAACTAAAGATTGTACAATTAGTGATGCTAAATTATTAGTCAATTATTTATATTTAGATACTGATGAACGTAGAAGATTTGCCCAAGTCAGCCACGAATACTTAATTGAACAAGTTCAACACACTGGTGTAGAAAGTGATACTACTATTGATATGAGTTTCAATCATCCTGTTAAAGCCTTATTCTGGACTGCTCCTGGTGATTCATTAGGTAATGCTAAACTTCAATTAAACGGACATGATAGAGCTGCCGAACAACCCCATGATTATTACCATTTAGTTCAACCTTATGAATGTGGACTCGGTCATTGTGGTAAATCATTAATCACTAATACAAGAAAATGGCATCCAACAGTATTAAATACTGGTGCTAATAACAATGTTGGTATGTACTCATTCTGTTTAAAACCTGCCGAACATCAACCATCTGGTACTTGTAACTTCTCACGTATTGATAATGCCAGATTAAATCTTGCTGGTGTTTTAAATGGTGTATACTTATTCGCTATGAACTACAATGTATTAAGAATTATGAGTGGCATGGGTGGTCTTGCTTATTCTAACTAAACAACCTTTTTAGAAAGTTTTTTCAGCATTACCAATATAATTTTCAATATTAACTTCATATAAATTTTTTTTTATTTTTTCATCTATATCTAAATTTTTAATAAAAACTGTAATATCATCCATAGTAATACATTTATTATTTCTGGTTAAATCTTTACATAATTCATAGGCATTATGAATACCATGTTTTCGTAAAATGGTTTGAATACCTTCAATAATAACAACGCAATTTGTATTTAAATCTTTTTTTAGTTGTTCGTGATTTACCTCTAATTTATTTAATCCTTTTTTAAAATTTTGATAAGCAATTAACATATAACCAAAAATAGAACCAACACTTCGTAATACAGTAGAATCAGTTAAATCTCTTTGTAATCGTGATACAGGTAATTTTTCGGACATAAAATTTAATAAAGAATTTGCTAATAATAAATTACCTTCACTGTTTTCAAAATTAATGGGATTAATTTTATGAGGCATAGTAGAAGAACCAACTTCGGCTTTATTAAATTTTTGTGTGATATAATTCATAGAAATATATTGCCAAATATCTTTATTCATATCGATAAAAATGGTATTAATTCGCTTTAGATTATCAAAAATGAGAGATAAATTTTCATAATTGTCAATTTGGGTGGTATATTTATTTCTTTTTAATGAAAATTGTGATAAAAATTGTTCCATTAATTTTTCCCAATTATAATCAGGATAAGCGGCATAATGAGCATTTAAATTACCAGAAGCACCACCTAATTTACCATAATAATCTATATTTTTGAGTAGTTGTAATTGTTTGGAAATTCTATAATGAAAAACCATAATTTCTTTACCCATAGTGGTGGGAACAGCAGGTTGTCCATGAGTATGACTAAGCATTTTATAATGAATCCAATCAGAAGATTTTTCTAATAAATCAGATAAAATATTTTGAAGTAATGGAATAATGACATCTTCAATACAATTTTTAATAGATAATGTAATAGAATTATTGTTGATATCTTGTGAAGTTAAACCAAAATGGATAAAAGATTTATAATTAGATAAATTATTTTTTTGTAATTGTTGAGAAAAGAAATACTCAACAGCTTTAACATCGTGATTAATAGTAGATTCAATATTTTTGATTTGAATACAATCAGAAAATGAAAAAGAATTATAAATATTTTTAAGAAAAGATGTATCAGAAGGGAAATTTTGTAATTCGGGTAATCCAATTTTTTTTAAATAAATTAAATATTCAACTTCAATCATTAATCTATATTTAAATAAAGCAAATTCAGAAAAATAATTTTTTAATGATTGTGTATAAGTATGATAGCGTCCATCAATAGGACTAATAGAATAAATAGAATGATTTTCCATGATAATAATAATAATTATAATTAAATTTTTATATATGTTAAAAAAAAAATATAATAATTAATAAGATGGAATTTATTCGTAGTCGTATTGATAATAATGAAATTATAATGTATTATAAATCAGAAGATGGAAAAGAAATAATTGAAAAAAAATATCCTTATCATCGTTTACCACCACTAACACATAAACGACCTCATAAGAAATATCCTTCTAATACAGTTTCAACATCTGAAATTTATAATAAAATTCATAATTGTAGTTTTGAATATGAAGATCAATTTAATGATCTAGAATTTTAAGCACTAACAGAAGAGTCAGTTTTTGGGAAATGATCTTTTAAATATTTTTGAAGACTGAAATAATTTAAGTCATCACCTTTTTTAAGATTTAATAAATTAGTAAGAGTGGAATCTGCCTTAATTTCTTTTTTATTGGCAGGATTTTGAAGATTATGAGCCTTAATATATTTATTTACTTCTTGAGTAACTTCAGTACGAGCCATAAGAGTTCCACTTGGTTTTTTTAAGAATTTACATAATGCTTCAGAAATTAAAGAAGGTTTGGCAAATCCGGTTGGTGGTCTATTAGGGTCATGTTTACGAGTTTTTTTGGAGGTTTTTTTTTGATAAGATTTTAATACTTTCCTTAATTCAACTTTGGCTAATTTAGATTCTTTTTCAAATAATTCAAATTTACCAATAAGATTTGTAATAGATTCTACAGTAGGATCAACTTTTTCATCACTTTCGGTAGTAGTTTCAACAGTGGATTCAACAGTGGATTCAACAGGAGTTTCAACTGGGGTTTCAGGAGCGACAGTTTCTGTTTTTTTTTCAACTGCCTTAGTTGTTTTTTTTGCAGGAGTTTTTTTTACTGCGGGTTTTTTTTGCGCTTTGGTTGCTGTCATTTATGATTAATATAATTGTCTTATCTTTAAATAATATTATATAATATTTAGATATAAATATGTAAAAAAAAATTAAAAATTAATTAAAAATTTAAATTAAAAATATTATATTTAAATAAGTATGAATTTAAAAGAGTTAATACTGAATAAAAATCAAATAGCACCATTTATAATAACAGTTTTATTAACTTATGCTTTATATAAATATTTAAATAATAAGTATGAAATGAATAATGAAAATATAATTCCATTACCTGTATTAATTGGTATGATATATGTTATATTTTTAATTATATATAGAATAATAAATACAAATATAAATTTTAGTAAACCTTTAGTAAATTATATTATTCAAAAAAAAAATTTTAAAGAAGAACCATATCAAATAAATTATATTAATCCATTTATAACAAATTTAGATAAGGTAGATTTTAATATGAAAAAAAGTACTAATAAAAAATATATAAAAAGAATTTTAAATGAATTATTAATTAGAAAATATGTTCAATTTGAAAATGTATTAAGTTATAATAAAGATCCTTGGAAAATAATTGAGTTAAATCCAAATGGTAGTGATATTACTAAATATTCAACAGAAAATGATGGTAATATAAATATAAAAGATAATAAATATTGTAAAAATTATTTAAATTATACTTTTAAAAATGTCCCAGAGACAACTTCGGGTTCAGCAAATTTATTATTAAATACAGCATCTAAAGCAAATTATGAAAATGCAGAAAAACAGTGTTTAATTTTATATAGAAAACATATAATAAAATTTAATAAAAGATTATATTTTATATTTGAAAAAAAAAATAAAAAAAATTCAAAATATTATTTGAGTGAATGTATATCTCAAATAGTAATTAATACATCTAATGATTATTATTCTGTAATAGATACACGTGATTTATATTATGATAGACAATATGTAATATTTGAAAACTTCCCAATTAGTGGAGATAAAACAAAAAAACAGTGGCAAAGACCTGATACTTCTTATAATGATGGTTATGAAAGTTCAGGTACTACTGGTAACACAATAGATGATATTCCACAACATTTTATAAAAGTATATAAGAAATTTTTAGAAACTCCGAGTGAATATTATTGGCAGAATGATTATCCACATAATAATATTCCAGAAAATTCAGATAAGTATGCTAAAAATATAGTAGATAAATGGAAAAATGTATATGTAATTGATATATATTTTATATATAATGATATGGTAATATTGGATGAAAATAGAAATATATTGAATTCAATGGATAAAGAAGGAACTGCTGAAAATACAGCAGATTTTAGTCTTAACAAATATTATAATAAAAGAGATTGGATATTTAAAAGATATTATAATTTTGTTAGAAATCAATTTAATAATAGAATGCCAGAGAAAAATTTAAATGTATATTTAAATGATACTATTAATGATATATCAACAGTGAAATTTAGAAATATTTTAGGAAAAAATACATTTTCAATTGAAAATTTAAATATGGGAATTTATATTAATAAAAAAACAGGTGATAAATATACAAATGAAATAATATTATATGAAAATTCTAATAAAAATAATGAAATAAAAATAAATTTTGAAGAATATATAAGAACTTATATTCAAAATAAAGATATTGAACCAGGTGAATTAGTAATGATTAAAGATAAAAATACAAAATATGATAAAAATAATAGTTTAGTAGTTGATAAATCTACAATAAATTATGTATCATTTAATTTTCTTAATATAAAAAAAGCGGAAGAATTAAAAAAAGGAGATGGAAGAAAAGAATATGCTAAAAGAATGAATTATATAGCAGATGAAATTTTAAAAAAATATTTTGCTAATCAATTAAAAAGTATTGATAAAATTAAATATAATATGGAAACATTACAAATTATACAATTAGATAATTTATTTAGATATGATAGAGGAAGAAAAAGATTAGTATTAAATGGTAGAATTATAACTCCAAATAATATAGGGACAAATTTTAAGGATATAGGACGTTTAAGAGAATCATATAAAAATTTCTTAGAACAAGTATTACAATATAAGAAAAATTTAAAAACATTAATAAAAGAAAACAAACATGATTTAAATGTATCAAATACAAAATTATTAGATATTGTAAATAAAAATGCTTTTAATACAAAATCTAAATTTTTAGCCATTATTGATAAAATTTCACATTCAGAAACAACTAATGAAAATTTTACAACAGCACAAACTTCTGTTGAAGATAATAAATATGATGATAGTGTAGTTTATGATTTAAATAAAAAATTAACAAAATTACACATATTACAGAAACCGAATGGATATAGAAAACCTTCTAATATCCCATTATTTGTTAAATTTAATACTATTATAAATATAAATGGATTTAATATTAATCCAAATAATGTTTATATTATTCATAAAATTCAAAATAATGCTACATTAAAACCACAATCAATTTATTTAGAAGAATATTTATTAGAACCTGATATAAATAATAATAAAACACAAATAATACCAGCACAAAATGAAAGAAAATTATTAAAAAGTTTAAAATTATATGATTGTACAAATTCTTTTAGAAAAGAAACGATTGGAGTAGCAAATGTTATTAAAATATTAGATAAAAAACGTTTTACAATTTCATTTGATAATGTTCCTTTAGAATTTAGAAAACTTATAGGTGATGTTAATAATTCTTCATCAAATGATATATTTATTGATGAACCTATTTTTGTAATGTTAAATGTATCTAAAGTTAATACAATAAGTCAAATTAGTAAAGATATTTATGAAAATCAATTTTATCGTGTAGAAAGTGTTCAATCTACTTCATCAAATACAAGTGCTAATATAACAGTAATTAGTAATTATGATTTACCTATTCAAGCAGAAGATGAATTAAATTATATATATAAGGATATATTAGTATCTCAATATATAAATAGTAAAAATTATATAGAAAATGTATATTTTAAGAAAGTAGAAATACCTGTTGAAGATCGTGCTTTATCATCTTCACCTTCTATTTCTTATCAAATAGCATTAAAAAAACAAATAATTAATATTGAACCACCTATTACACGAATGGAAATTACATCAAGTAAAGAAAATTATGAGAAAAATATGATGCGAATAATAGACTATATTTATGAAAATGAGGCAAAAAAAATACATTATGAAATTCCAGAAGATATAGGAATTTACAAAGATACAACAGCAGCAGTATTTTCATATAAATATAAAAATGAGTTATATGTATCATATGACAAAAGAAATAATCCAATAAATTATTTTAAAAATACAAATTCTGAATATTTATGTAAAAAAAAATATGAAGGTGATAATTATTATATGAATATAAATGCTTTATATAATTTAGATACATTTAATAAATATTATATATATTTTAAAAATATGTTTAAAAATATTATAGGATTACATGATGAAATAAATTATCAATGTGATGAATATTATAAATCAGGAAGAATGTTAGATAGTTTAAAACTTCCTATTACATTTAATAAATATGTTTCATTTTCAAATAATTTTATGTTATATTATAAAGATGAACAATTATTAGATGATATAGATTCTTCATTATTAGGTAAACATATTGTAATTAATAATAATGTTTTAGATAATAATTTATTAAATATAAATAATTCAAATCGTAATAATTCAAATATTTATAAAAGATTCATTCGTGATATTATTTATACACACGAAATAGGAGCAAAGGGATTTGAATATGATGATGCTAAAAAAATATGTGAACGAATTTATACAGTATATGATAAAAAATGTGATGATAATGTACCTACTTATAAAATTCAAGGTGAAGATTATAATATAGATTTTTATAGACATAATAAACAACGAGATCAATGTTTTAATATTGTTTATAATACAGAAAAAGAATTAAATACTGATCAATTTATAGCTAAAATAAAAGGTTTTGATCCAACTGCTGAAATGGATGATATACAAAATTATAGTGTACATGATTTTCATATAGATAAAATAGTAGAACATAATTTTTATGAATTAAATGATACTGTTACAAGCACTGATAGAACTATTTCAAAAGAAGGTAGTAGTGATTATGAAAAATATATGTGGTTACAAAATATGATAAAAATAAAGGGAAATATAATAGTTGGTAATACAGATGAGTATTTTAAAATCTCACAACCAAAAAAAGATAAAAAAGATGTAAGAATAGAAGCACCAGTAGAGGGCACTACAAATCCAGATATAAACAAAAATAAAAAACCAGGTGCTGCTTATAGAGAAGGAACAACTAATAAATTTAAATTCGCATTAGATTATGAAGGTTATAGATTTACTGGAACACCAAGTTTTAGTGAATCGAAAACTATTCAAATAGCTAATCAAATTTTACTAACAAGAGAACAAAAAGAAAATTGGTTACAAGAAAAAATAAATAAATTTAGTGATATTATTATTTATAAAACCGGTACACGTTATACGGGTACCAACGAGGATAATTCTACAGATAAATATTATATATATAGAATTTCTATTCCTGAAGGACAAACAGATGAAAATGATTTTAAAATTACAGTAACTCCTGTTTTTACTATAGATAATGATGGTGACGAAGTTATTATAGAAATTTCAAAATGGGATGATTTAGGAAAAATAAATAAGAAATATGCTCCGTTAAATGAATGGACATATGGTGATTATAGATTTTATAAAGGAACATATAATTTAGATAGTATAAAAAATAATTTAAAAAAAAATAAATGGAAAACAGATGATAAAAATGCTATGGATGAATATGCGAAAGAACTACAAAAATTAGAAAAAATAGGAAATATGGAAATTAAACCTCATCGTTTAGCACAATTAAATGAAATTAAAAATGCGGCATATTATAATGCTGATTGGGATAATATAGCTTGGATAAATGATGCTAATCCACTTTTATATAATAAATCAAATTTAGTAAGAGTAAAAGATAAAAAAGTATTATGGTTTGATAAAGATGATCCTAATATTAAAAATAAGGGTGTGGTATGTTTTGGTAGAAAATTAGATCAAAATAAATTAGCTCAAAATAAGAAAAATGAATTATTTAATTTCCAAATGGAAAAAATTGAACAAAATATTAAAGATTTACAAAAATATGAAAATGTAAGTAAATTTAATAAAGAAGTTTATAGTAGATGGAATTTATAAATTAATATTGTTCATATGAATCACATATATAATTTTCTTCTTGATCATTTTCTATATTAACTTCATTTTCATATTTTTTTATTTTTTTTATATATTTAGAAGAATTATATACATCAACATTTTTATAAATTACATTAAAAAATTCTGAATAATTAGGATTATTATGAATATTTACATACATTGGATTACAATAATCAACTATTTTATAATATGTATCTAATATATTATCACTATATTCAATATTATAAATATCATATGTATCGATTTCAGTATTCATATTATATATATATGTATATTTAAACATTTATATAGTTTATTATATATACAATATTAATATGGATAATATTGATATGGATAATATAAATAATATGGATATATGTATTAAAATGGATAAAATAGATAATTTATTTACAACAACAAAACAAACACCAATACATATAATAAAATCAACATTAAATAAAATAACAAATAATATTATAGAACAAATAGAAAAAAATGAATTAGAAAATGATATATATTTTGGAGATATTAATGAAAATATAATTCAAGGACATGGTATATTAATAAAAAAAAATAATATAATGATTGAAGGTAAATTTAGTAGTATAGATAATATTATGAATAGTAATGTACATTTTGATAATATATGTGTAAAAGGAATAATAAAAAATGGTGAATTGTGTTCAGGAACAGTATTTAATGATAATATACAAATAATAGGTTCATTTACAAATGGTTTACCAGATAAAACAGTTAAATATTATAATAATGGAATATCTTATGAAGGACAATGTAAAAATGGTATAATAGAAGGAATAGGTTTATATAAAGATGTTAATATATCATATGAAGGGGAATGGATAAATAATAAATTTGATGGTTCAGGTATTTTAATAACATCAGATTATACATATGAAGGTCTTTTTTATAATGGTAAAAAACACGGTAATGGTAAAATATTATTAGAAGATAAAGAATATTTTATAGAATATGATAATGATGTAGAAATAAATAGATTAGATTATAATGAAAAAAAAATAGATGATTTAACTGAAAAAATAAATTTTTTAGAATTAAATGATCAAAATAATATAACAATTATAAAACAACAAGAAGATCAAATAATGGAATATAATAATAGAATTAAAATTATAGAAAAAGATAAAAAACAATTAGAAGAACAAATGAATTGTAAAATATGTTTTAGAAAAACATCTAATGTAGTATTACATCCATGTAATCATTATGCTATTTGTGAAGATTGTGAAATTTCTATAAGAAATTCAGTTCAAGGCAGAAAATGTCCTATATGTCGTAAGCCATATAACAGATTTACAAAAATATTTATATCTTAATTAACTAATTATATAATATGTATTTAAAATAATTTAAATAAATATATTATATAAATAATGATAATTGAAACATTAACAATTATTTATTATTCAATTGCGTCATTATCTATTGGATTAGTTTTATGTCAAACATATAATACTGAAATAAGACAATGTATAAATAAATGGATATATAATTATGAACCTGTAAATACAGAAGAAAATGACGAAAATGATGAAAATGATTTAGGATTAGAAAATCAATTAAATAATGATAACGAAACTTATATATTATTTAATGAAATAAATAATGATGAAATAAATAATAATAAAAATATAAAAACAAAAAAAAATGTAATAATTGATTTTGAATAATTATTTATATAGATTTAATTTTGAATAATAAAAATTTATGACAAACTATTTATGAACTAATTTTAAAATAAGATAGATTTGGATTATTTTTTTCAATATATGTTCCTAATATAATTTTTTTTAATAAATCTGGATTAGATTCACATAATAATTCACCATTATTTATACCTTTAATATTATTACATTGTAATCCTTTATCAGTATTAATTATATCCAATTCAACATATTCTCCTTTAAATAAACATTTATATTTTAATAAGGAATCTATATTATTTTTGTGAACAAAAATATCTGTATCTGTATCTAATACAGTAATAAATCCGTATCTTAAATCTAGATTATACCATTTAACCCTACCTTTTTTTTTTGATTCAATAGTTGTCATATAGTATTATTTTATAATAAATTTTTAAATACTTTTATCTTCTATATAAAATATATTATAAATTAATAATGATAAATAAAAAAAATAAAAAAAAAACTTTTACTAAAAAAAAAAATAAAATTATAATGGAAAATATAGAAAGTTCTGAAAGTTCTGAAAATTCTGAAAATATGGAAAATATAGAAAATATAAAAAAAATAGAAAATATGGATAAAACAAATCAAATGAACAATATGGAAAATATTTATGAAATGGATAATCAAAAAATAGAAAAAAAAATAATTAAAAATGTTATTAAGGGGGGATTTTGTTCAAAATATAAAAATGATGCTTGTAATAGAATATCAATTAAAATGGATCCAATAGCCCCAATAGCAGATTTTTTAAATTTTATTTTAAATTTAGTTCAAGATTATCCATTAAAATTTTTAACAGATGGATTTAGTTTTATAATAAATGAATGGAATATAGGTATAACACATTTATCAACAACTTTAGAAAGATTTATTATATTAATTATTTTTAGTATAAATGGATATACAAATACATTAAATTTTATGTTAGATGATGTAAAATTAATATTACGTATATTAGTAGCAATTTTAGTAAATGGAAATCCCTTTATTTTAATAACAATTTATGCTATGCCTGTATTTAATGAATTATTAAGTTTTATTGTTGATAGTGCAACATTAGATATTATAACATCATTATTTACATTTAATTTTACTCCATTATTTAATTTAATAAAAGGATTTTTAAATTTATTAATAGGAAAAACCGTAAAAGAACGTTGTAATTTAGAAGATTATGGAAATAATAAAAGTTATATGGATTCAGAATGTTATTCATTTTCAGTTCCTAAATGTAAATTAAATTTAAGAACATTATTTTATATTACTATGGTTATTATAATTTTAATATATATATCATCATGGATTAGTTTTTTTAAATTATTTTATCCAGATTAATAATTAAAAACCAATATTTTTTTATATTTAATTATTAAGAATATATGTTAGATACTATTATTGAATACACAAAAGTACCTGTAAGAGTTTTTAAAAGTATTTTTTTATTAATTATATCTATATTAAAAACGCTTAGTAGTAATTATGTCCCATTATTAATAGTTGCTTTTGCTATATTTTATTTATTTACTTTTTTATCTAAAAGAAAACTAATTTTGCCTTGTAATGATTGTGAAAATGGTTCATGGTGGTATAAATGTAAACGTAATACTGGTTTTGGAACTAAAACATGTGAAAATTATACTTATATATCAAATATTACCGAAGATATGTATACTCTTATAAAAAATGGCCCTGATAAATTATTTAAAGCATATTTAATGTTATTAACACATTCAACAAATGTATTAAAAAAATCTGTTCAATTTGTTGATGAAAGTACTAGAATATTAACATTATTGGCACCTCATTGGTTATTATTTAAATATATTGTACGACCTATAACTAAAGCAATATATTCAGGTTTTGATAATGTAAGAAATGCACTTAATAATTTTTCGTGTCCATTTACAATACCTGTTGTAAATGAAAAATTAGATTTATGTAAATCTATTGTAACTGGTATTACATTTTTATTAAATATAATAGAAATTACATTTGAAACATTATTATCATTAATAGATTTAGTAGTTTCTGCTATTTTTAGTTTTTTAAAAAAATATATATTTTCAGGTTTAATTAAAATTATTAGTGTTACAATTAAATTTATTACTGGTAATATATTAAGTGTATTTTCAAAATTTGGAGAATTATTAAATGAAATAAAAAAACCATTTAATATGATTCTTGATATTCCATTTCATAAATATTTTATATTAGTTATTGATTATATTATTAATATTATAATTGAATATATTCCAGGAGGTTCTATTATAAAAAATATTCCTTCTATTATTATTGGTCTAGCTTTATTACCTTTAGTATTATTTATTGGTGTTCCATTAATTGGTGCTATTATAGCATTAATTGCTTTAATAAAATCACTTATATTTGCTATTTTAGGATTAGATGATAATGATGATTTTATATTTTTATTTAAATATGTATTTAATTTTATTATGAATTTTTTTAAAAAATCATCTAATAATAATTGATAATAAAAATCTTTAATGAAAAATAATTTTTTTTTTTATATGTTTTATAATAATATGTATGAAACATCTTCCAAATTAAATGAAATTTTAGTATTAAATAGACAACTTAGAAATTATTTAAGTATGAAAGGAGGAGCAAAAAAAGATTTATTTGATTTTAAAGAACAATTAAATAAACATCGTTATTATATTTTTTATTTATTTTCTACTTGTTTTGTTACTATCATATATTTATCTTTTTCTATGATGCCTAAAAATAAAAAATTTATTGGTGGGGATGCTTCAATAGGTGATAATATTAAAGATAAAGTAAATGATTTTTATTTATCTATGTCAGAAACATTTAGTGAATTATTTGAAAAATTATCAGAATTTATATCTGATGAATACGATAAAGTATCTGATGTAGTATCTGATGAATATGATAAAATTTCCGGTCAAATATTTGAAAATTTAGATAATGCTATTGGACCTGTTATTGAAGGGACTAATGCTACAATTGGAGCTGTTAAAAGCACTATTTCTAGTGCTCTTTGGACTATGCCAATCGCTGGATTTCTTCCACCAGTTATACCACTTCTTATTTTAATAGCGTTAATAACATATGGAGTATGTAATTTTATATTAGATAGAAAATTATATTTACCTTGTTGGGGTTGTCAAGATGGAAATATTGTATTTAGATGTATGCCTGGAACAGGAAAAGGTTCTATAAGTTGTACAGTATATACTGAATTTTTAAATACAATTAAATTAATTTTAAAACAATTTCAATTTATAGCTGATTTGGTTAATATTTTAAAAGATGCTATTAAAAAAGCTATAAATTCAATTTTATACTTAACAGAACATATTACTGGATGGGTAACAGAAGCTTTTAGTCAAAGTGTTGGAAAAATATTTGATGCTTTAAAATTTTTAACAAAATTAATTATACCTGATAATTGGGGATTTAATTTTGGTGAATTTTTAATATGTCCAGATTTTTCAACCAAAGGTAATGATTGTATATATTATAAAGATGGTTCTTTAAGAGATAGTCATGGTAATAATCCATTATTAAATGTATTTTGGAAAATGATACGTGTTATTTTAGAAGTACCGCCTCCAATTCCTAAATTTCCATTTGGTGGAGGAATGAAATTAAAACTAAATAAATTTAAAAAACCTACAATTAAAGAACCTGAAATTAAAAAACATAAAATAAATACTAAAACTAAATCTCATTCTAAAAAACCACCATTTAATAAAGATATTGTTTATGAAAATTTATTAAAAGTATTAATTAAAATTGAAATTAATCCAATTAAATGGATAGCAGCAGTATGGAATTTATTAGTTGATGCTATTAATCTTATTATTGATGGTATATTAACAGGATTAAAAAAAATAATGCAATTTATATTTTTACTTATTACTGAAGCAGCTAAAGCTATAACTAGTGCATTGGGTAAAATTTTTAATGCTTTATTAGTTCCTATTGATGAAGTTATATCTATTGCTACAAAAATTCCTAAAATGATTTATAAATCTATAAAAGATATTTTTGATGTAGGTATTTTTGCTATAATTGGTCATGCATTTTATTCTGCTTTTACTAAAATTCCATTTTTAAAAGATATAAAATCTTTTATGGTTTTAATTACTTTAGTTATTATTGTTATGAGTATTTTAATATTTTGTCCTATGATTGGAGCATATTATTCATTCTTTAAACCATATGATTATATTAAAACTAATATAAATGCCATTATAGATCAAATTAAATATACTTTTAAAAATGCTAAAAACTTTAAAAAATCTATAACTAATTTTATTGATTCTTTGGAATTTGCTGATGAATTAAATGATCAATTGAAAAATATGAAAGATAGTTATAAATATGTTAGTGGTATTGTTATTGTTATTATTGTAATATTTATAATATTAAATATGTTTACAAATGTTAATAGATTCTTTTTAAAATTTATTAGAGATTTATTATATAATCATTATAAAGGAAAATATAATGATATAAATAAAAAATTTGCTTCATTTAAATTAAATAAAATAATAAATGAATCTAATGAAATGAAAGGTTTTACAGAAAATTATAATACTATAATGAAAATTAGAAAAGAAGAAAAAGAAAAAGAAATAAATGAAGATAAAAATTCAAAAGATTCATTTATTTTAAATAGAATAGATAATATAAAAAATTTAGGAATTAATCAATTAAAATCATTTACTTAATTAAATTTTATTTTCCCTTAATTTTTTTTTTTTATCTTATTATATAATATATAATATGTCAAGTACAGGAAGTAGAGCTCAAGTTTTTCACGGCAATGCCGACAAAACCACTGGTGGTTTAACAAAATCCGATTTAAAAAAAAACGATAATGGTAAAATTGTTTCCAAAAAAGCATCCACTGCTGCTAAAAAAACAAGAAATTTAGGTGATTTTGAAGCATCAGGTAAAGGTTTTACATTAGCACCTAAAAAAGGCACCAATGCCCATAAAGAATTAAAATCTAAGAAATCACGTAAATCAGCTAAGAAATCACGTAAATCAGCTAAGAAATCACGTAAATCAGCTAAGAAATCACGTAAATCAGCTAAGAAATCACGT